TTACTTATTGCAATTTTAATAGTAATTCTCATAATTGTTTATTTTGCTGCGACTTATTTAGTAAGTCTCCTTTTTGATTTCGTTTTAGTTGGCTTAATGTTTGGCGTCAATCACGCCTTGGATTCTATGAAAGCCAAGGTGATTGAGTGGCACATCCAACTAAAGGATAAAGCTGCTAAGGCCGTGCTTTATCCGTATCAGAAATTGACCGGAATGTACTCCAAGGCGAAAACCATCGCTATGGAGGCCAGCTACCTGAAGTTATCCATTTTTGGGATTTCAATCTCATTACTGGTTTCCATGATCGCATATCTATTGTATAGAATGCGTCATGAAGAAGAGGTAACTTTAGAGGGTAAGAAGGGTGGAGTTTCGCGACACCGTAAGGTAGTCAAGAAACAATTAAATGATCCCCAACCTGTTGATGAAGCTACTCAAAGAGCTTTTAATAGGCAGAGGGTGATTGAGGATAATAATGAGAAAATGGAACAACTCAACTTTTTCCTCGGCAGTCGCAGTGTTTCCAAGCAACAAGTGCTTGGTAAACACAGCGTCGCCCTTCGTACCAAAAGAATACAGAAAGACAAGAATTTTCGCGGATCTAACAGTAAATGGGTTCAAGCCGTCTATGACATGGAAAACATTGAGAAGTCTTCCTCACCTATTTACGTTAAATTCAGCGTTGATGGTCAAACTCACGTTCTAACCATTAAAAATTTTGTTCAATCAGTCAAAGAAAAATTATTTCCAATTCATCCCTCTTTGATGAAGGTTGAGTTCTTGACTAAAGATATTAGTGATTTACAAAATTTGTTAGAAAAGAATGATTCTTCCAATTTATTTGAAGTTGTGAGTCTTGACCATGCTCAGGTGTTACCACAAGTTCGACTTCAGGGCAATTACTCGCCACCTAATTGGCTTTTGAAATTGTCTGTTAAGTTTGTTTCTTGTGTTTCGGACATTAGGGATATCGAGAAAACAAATCCTTTCAAGATTTATGGGATTTTATCCATCGCGTTGGCTTTCCTCCTAATGGCAATTGTACTTGAATACTATGGTGACAACATTTTTAGGCCCTCTGCATTGTTTATGCTGGCTTTTATTGTCACCATCTTTATTTATTCTTACAAATTGTCAAGGTTCACCATCGATAATAAAATTCGAGATCGTGAAAAGGTTTTTAGAGATGAAATTCTAAACGAGATTCTTAGTCGTTATCAACACGAGTATGAGTCCGCAGTAAATGAATGGATTCCGATATTCCAAATGTTTGCATGGGTGTTGGCAACCGTAACTGGAGTTAGAGTCGACCAATTACTTCCTTTTTTGAAGTGGACAGATGGACAAGATGTTAAAGAGTTCTTGAGAGAAAACTCTTTTGCACTTTTACTTGTCAGTGTTTCTGTTTATATTGCTTATCGATTCAAAGCTAGGTATATGATTTCAGCACCTATGGGACGCTTGAGAAAACTCCCAGAGCAACAAGTTGAAGGAGATGGTAAGTATGATGATGATGAGGAATTTGCACAATGGGTTGCTGACAATGAAAAGAAAGAATTCTTGTCAACTCGTGATGAATACCTCCGCTTAAATCCTACTGCCGCTCCTTCTGTTGTCATGGAAGGCGCCGCGAAAAACAAAGCCATTGATATAGACACGTATAAACGTTCAATAATTTCCCTAGTACGTGATGGCCAAATCATCGGATGGGGAGTCTTAATCAATGGCTTGCTGGTCACACTAGACCATGTTGCTAGAGATGCTACTTTTAATGAAACCATTTTGGCCAAGGATAATTCTGGAAAAGAATACAAAATTGATACTTCCACTAAAAAGATTTTATCCTCTGGTAATTATGACAAAATTGTTTCCTTTAAAATCACTAATCCACCCCCGAGTCTTAGATTTTCCAATTCACATTCTGGGTCGTTTTTAGCCTATCAATTCGTTTTTAAAAACGGAAAATTAATGGTTAACACTGGAACTGTGGTTTTTAAAGATAGCCTTTTGCAACATCACATGGAAACAGCCACTGGTGATTGTGGTTTGCCACTCATTGCAGTTTTAGATGGAGCTGTTCATGGGTTACATAATGGAGCTTTCACTGATGAATCCCGAAAAGGCACAAATTTTTCAATGCCCATAAGTATGGATATCAGTTTTCCAAATGTGACCTATCAAAGCTTTGTGAAACATACAGGAGTTCACCCAACACCACGTGTTTGGAAAGATAAAGACCACTCCGTATTAATGGAGGTTGAAGAAATCAAGAATTATGATTGGTTCTTTCCCACTAACACAGAGGAGGATTATGCTAAGTTATCAAACTTGTATAAAGATACACCCCCTCGTTTTGACTGCTTCCTTGAAGAAAGTATGACCGGTTTCTTGTATTTAAAGGAAATGGACTATCAAATCTTGAATCGCTCTGGAGTCAAGGTTAGTGTCCTTTCCTTTTTTGAAGCTTGGACCTTGAATCATGAGAACTTTGATAGCTCACCTGGCTATCCCTACAATGAACAAGGACTTGACAAAGTTCGTGATAGGGAGTTCTTTTTGATCCAAGCTCAAAAGCTGGAAACAGCTTTGTTGCAGGGAGAAAGACCAATTATATTCAACTTGTTTCCAAAGGAGGAGCTTATTAAGTATAGCAAATGGCTTGCTGGCCGCCGCAGAGGTATTTGCGGGGCCCCATTTGATTTGATTCTTGTTATGACAAGATACTTAACTTCTCTTTATGAAGCAACAATGTTGTGTAGGTTGGATGGTGATATTCCTTATAGGATTGGTTTGAACGTTCATAATTATGAATATGAAGTTATGATTTTGAGCCATTCCAAGAAAGAATATCACTTAGGCGTTGATTTTTCAGGTTTTGAATTTGTGATTTCAGATTCAATGATCTATCTGCTTTATGATCATTATGCAGAACTGTTAAATCAAGGCTTACTTTCTCTCGTAGGAGAGAGTTTGGCACATGCCACTCTCAGAGCCGACGAGCTTCTCAATTTGCACGGGATGCAAATGTCAGGGCAAAAAGGAACAGCTGAGGACAATAGTCGTCTTAACTATTGGATGATCTGTTCTGCTTTGGTTCATTGCTCTGTTGATCCCTCAGAATGCGTTTTGAGTATCGTTGGTGATGACTCACTCCTATCTTGTAATGCACCTTTCTCATTGACACAATTCATTAACTTTTTCTCAAAAATGAATTTAAAAGTTAAAATTGAAGGCTCTGGAAATTGGGATAGATCCCTTTCCAATGTGCCTTTTTTGAGTAAGGTGCCACGATTAATGTATGGTGGTTCTTTCAAGTCAATTATTTGTGAGTCTCGTTGGCAGAAAATGATTTGTTCTTTGTTTGCTGTGAAGAATGAAGAATTTGAAGCTACTGTTAGCCGCACTGTTAATGTGCTTAAGGAATGTTCTTATAATGATGAACAAGATTTTGAATTTGCACTGACTCTTGTACAAAAATATAGACCAGAAGTGGTTCAAGTTATTGAGCTGCAATATGGCCCTTTTTGTACACATACTTTCAGAGCATTGAAAGATAGTGTAGTTTATCAAAGCAATCCTCATCAAGCCATCAGTGTTGTTGCCAACACCCATGAATTTATGACGGACGTACCCTTGTTGGAAGAGACTGATTATTTGCTCTATGATAACGAGCTTAATCGCTCTGCCTACTGGCGCGTCTCCTGTTCCCTACTTGCATTAATCGCTTTTGTACTGGCATTTTTGCTTTTGCCTGGTGTTTCTTGTGAAGCGTCTGTCACAAGACAAGGTGGGTTGATTTATTGTGAAAGACGTTTTTACCCACCTTTTTCTTATGAGCTGACATCTTTAAACTTTGAGTATATGCCCCCTAAGAAAAAGAACCAGAGAAAAGCTAAGCAAGTTGCGGTTCAACCACAACAACAAAAGCCAAGAAAGGCAAAAAATAACATCCCGAGAAATGTTCGTCAAAAACAAAGTGTTGGTGGTGACAAAGCGTCTAGTCAACTCGTTGACGCTGCTGATACACACACTCTTTGCTTATTGCAACCTTGGGAAGCTTATGCCAGACAAATGGTTTCCTCTGTACCAGACGAGAACCTCCAACCCACTTACAAATTCTGGACTCGACTCACACGTACCGTTACGGGCGTCGCAAATGGTTCAGGGTTTGACGTGTGGTTCCAGGTTTTATGCACTGGAAAGGTGCACTACCAATATGCCACCTCTTTCGCTGCTGGATTACCAGCGACCTACGCTCAGCTCGATGATCCCACCTGGCCCTCATGGACCGCCAATTTTGATCGTTTCAGAGTCGTAGCGTATGGTGTGCGTATTCGTAATATCACCGCAAAGTTAAACCAGGCTGGTGTGGCGTTGGAAGGAATGGAATCTTCCGACCAACCCCAAACCAAAACATTTGATGCATTGTCAACTTCCTTCAATTCTTCATTGAGGAACATGACAGCTTCAGATGATATCGGACAGTTGTGCTGGATACCCAGGGAAAACACAAGTGACACTGTTTGGAAAGGGACAAGCGATACTGCTCTCTCCGATTCCACTTCACTTTTTCACTGGTCTACAGCACCAACAGCGCAGAATGTTGAGTTTGAGATTTTCACTCTTTATGAGGCGAAATGCTTTGCCAACACCGCTGCGTTGTTTATGCCTACAGTTATTCTTATGAATCCTGTGGAAGTTCGACGCGCTCTTGTTGCTGCTCTGTCAAAACAAGGATTCACCTCGATTCAAAGGCGAATCATTAAAGATGATGGAAAAGCTTCTTCCTTTGTTGATGATGTTGATAGCGTTGTGCAATCAGGTTATCAATTTTGGAACAAGGGCGTAAGTTTGGTCAAACCTATCCTTCCCTTTATTGACTCTATTGCGAGTTGGTTTGGTATTGCTTCTCAGGAAAGACTCAGTAGAACACTTGAGTTGTTGACCGATGAAGATATTGCCAAACTCGCAACTTATATGAGTTCTGGACCAGATTGGAAGAAGAGGCTTAGACATGATGGCGCTGTTTGTCATCAGGTCCGTAATAACCTCGGAAGTTGGAAAACCAACTCTTCCAGAATGGTCGAAGAAGCGAAGGCTTGACCAAAGGGGGTTTTTATTTTGTGATAGGTTTTTCCTGTGTG